CATAGCGATCTGTATATGATCTTGGTCGGATCACCCTCATACTTATTTCTATTCTTTGGCCGCCATTTTCCTTTGTATGCCATACACTATGTAGTCAAACCAGTATAAATAGATATGGAGGCACAGATGGGTAAAGACTACAAAACGATAGTGACACCGGCCGGCGAGGGCAGCTTGAGCGCTCAAGTCCTCGATCGACTCACTGGGGCCAGCAAAGCGGGTCCTCTCAATTCCCTATATAACGACAAATACAAGCAGACCTTTTTACAGTTTCCTGCCAATGTCGAAGCGGCAGAAGAGAACCACTGGGTTCGGTTTGATGTTCGCGAACTCAAAGGAGATCCGATTAAGCAGGACGAAAGCCGGAACATCTTTAATACAAAAAATAGGAAGTCTACCGGAAACAGTCTCGCGGATAGAATTATTGAAGCAGGAGCAGAAAAGGCAACTATTATCGCCACCACTGCGCTGATGGCGCCAGTTAACGCGATCAAGTCAACCGTGAACACATTTCTAAATGATCTGCCGCCCGGGGTCGCCAACTTTGGTAGAGACCTTCTGGGTATGAGCACCTCCAGCTCTGGCAGAGTTCGCGGCCTAGGTTCTATCATGCTGTATGCCCCGCACACACGTCAGAACAGTCTGCGATTAAGCTGGCAGAATCAGCCGACGGGCATTGCGGGTGCAGCGATGAACAGCGCAGGTGGCAACATCGGCGCGACAGTCAAGTCTGCCTTCAAGGGCACGAATGAGACGATTAACTCTATGATAAAAAATAGGGGCACGCTCGGCGAGTCTATTATGGCACAGATTGGCGGCGCCGCAGTGGGCAACGATACGCTGAAAGACATCGCACTGAAAAGCAAGGGTCGAGCATTCAATAATCACCTTGAGATGTTTTTCCAGAATGTCGATTTTCGGACATTCGCATTTGACTTTAAGCTAGCACCACGAAATGCACACGAAGCGCGGACAATCCAAGAGATCGTACAACTGTTTAAGTATGCGGCCTCTCCGGGACTAGTCGAAGGTCAGTTTGGCGTGTTTTTCGCCTATCCGAATGTGTTTGAGATTGAGTTCTACAATGAAGCGCAGACACATAAGATTGCTACTTCCGCACTAACGGGTATCAGCGTAAATCACGCCGGGTCGGGCGTTAATTCCACTTTCTATGATGACTACCCGGTGGAGACGGATCTGAGTCTCCAATTCACAGAAATCGAAATAGTTCACAAATCCAAAATTGATCAGGGTTACCAATTATGCCTAAACAGTATTTTCAACACCTACCCACACTTGAATATCAGCTCGACGAAGATAGCGCAACGAAGCTTGTGGTAGATATTCTGCGTCGGATTAAGGTTCGAGATGTGGTGAGGACCGACGCTGCTATCTTCTACAACTATCAAATGCAAGAGGGTGATAACCCAGAGATTATTGCTGACAAATATTATGGCAGTACACAGTATCACTGGGTAGTAATGCTCATGAATAATGCACATCATCACATGTATGATTTTGTCCTGGACGATTCGAATTTTGAGAATTACATAAACGACAAATATGGCTCGGTCCCTCGATCCCAGGGAGTCACGAAAACGCTCAGCGACAGCGCTGAGTATATCAGCGCGTCAGTTGCCCCTGAGTGGTTTGCGAAAGATCAAGACCAATACAACAACAGCGATATTGAATCGGGAACCTGCCCAGCGGGGAACACAACAGCTATTGTCGTGGAAACAGCGAGGAGTGTTACTCCCTTCTCTACGATTGGTATCGGTGACGAAATACAAATCTTCATCCCCGAAGAGTGGTACGATCTCACGGCAAGCACCGCGACAAAGATTCCATGGTCACAAAAGGTAACTATTACTGGTATGTCAATTAGAACTAATGTTGACAGCCAAGACAACAAAAAAAGCTACATCAACACAAACATGAATTCGAATACGTATGCCACGTTTGATTGGAGAGACGATGATATGATTACGTTTCAGACGGGAATCAACCAGTTTCGAATGGACGTGTATGATGCAACAGGAACAGTCCAATTAGCTAACAAAGTGCAGATCACGCAGGCACAATACGTAAACAACACTATTGGCACGTCACCGAACAATACGAAATCGATATTATCTAATCATGATTTTGAAATTGAAGCTAATGAGTCTCTTCGGAATATTTCTCTACTCAAAAAAGAGTTTTTGGTAGAATTTATTGATGAGTTTCAGAAGCTAGCACAGGGCGCTTAAGTTATGGCAATGGCACCACCGCAAGCTAGTGACGGAATGGTCCGCGCTGGCGATGTAGATATATTCAAAGTGGAATTGCATTCTTCGCAGCACAACTCTCCTTATGATTTGAGTCTAGTGTGGACGAATATTGCTATTTTTGAGGACATAGAAAAGAACTACATTGCGGGAGAACTTACACTCACCGATACCCAAAACATTATTATGGACGCGCCCATTATTGGTGGTGAGAAAATTACCATAGAATTTAAAACCCGATCGGCGGTGACCACACATGTCACCGTCGGCCAGGTCGTGGGCATCCCATCACATCTCGGCGTTAGACAGGGACTCCAGCTCTATGTCTTGAAGTTTATTTCTGCTGAGTTTGTGCGAAATCAGAACCTGAAATTCTCGAAGGCATACAATAAGATGCTGATCTCTGACATGGTAGTAGACATATATGCGCAGTATATACAGCCTATTAATAACAAGCCAATTATCGTCATTCCGACCGTATACATAGATAGCAAGGTCGTGCCTACCTTTAGTCCGTTTCGTGCGATCAATTGGCTGGCCCGGTGGGCCCAGGCTCCCAATTATCGCCTTGGGGCTAGTTACGTATTTTTCGAAACGCAGCACGGATATTATTTCGGACCAATTGAGGGGCTGGTTGACGAGGAAATTAATCAGCAGCCTGCGGTAGTCTACAGCACACAGATCGTCCATGGCCAGGAAGAGGCAAGCAAAAACATTGCTCGTGGGTTCTACAATATCACGGATATATCGATTCAATTCCCGGATCATCTAGAGAAAATTACAGAGGGAATGTATGCAGCTAAACTCTTAAGTCATGATCTGGTGACGCGAACATGCTCGACGACGACCCTAAATTATTTTGATTCATTCCTAGAGACAAAGCATTTGAATACTGCTCTCACCGAAGATACCACATTGCACAGCCATCACATCTTGGGTGAGTATGCCGATGTTAAGATAATACTAAATGCAGATCACAGCGATGCGTTTGGTGGCGGTGTCGGGTCAGGACGAAGCTCTACCATATTGGTGCGGAATTCACAGATGAATCAGTACAACGCAATCCAGTTAGAGATTTCGGTCCCTGGGGACAGCGATCGCACGGTAGGCGAGATGATCGATCTTCGGCTTCCTTCATATGGTACTTCTACGCTGGAGGGACGCGAAGGAGAACAGGATAAATACTTATCAGGTAGATATTTGATTGGTTCGTTACGCCACAACATTTCTCGATCAGACCAATCGGCTCGTGCTGAGTATGCGCTCAAATTGGGCGTAATTAAGGACACGTATAAGACCCCGTTGCCCGAACAGCAAGTGGTACATTGGAGATAGTCATGCACCTTAAGCGGCCTGTTGTGAAGTCCTTTGCTGTTCTTCGTCTAAAGAGAGAGGGGAAAAAGTTTGTGCGAGATGCCGAAGTGCAAAAGCAGCTCCTTGATTGGGTCGCAGATAATGTTCCAAAGGAGGCGCTACGATGAAAACTGGAATGGGCCTTCAAGATTTTGTATGGTTTGAGGGTGTGATTGAAGATAGAATGGATCCCATGGGCTTGGGACGAATGCGTGTGCGAACATATGGTTTCGATAGTGAAGATCGGAACGAAGTGCCGACAGAGCATCTACCTTGGGCATACCCAATGCTGCCCATAAACAGCGCACAGGGAGAAGTGCATTCACCCAAAGAGGGGACTTGGGTTTTGGGCTTCTTTCGAGATGGTGAGTCTGCGCAGGATCGAGTTATTATTGGCACAGTTAATACCGGAGAATATCAAGAATAATGACCGAGCTACCCGTAATAAATGATATCGAACAGGCGGACGCCAGTTTGGCCGCTGTGAAAGCACAGTTGCCGACCGAGCTACCCGTAATAAATGATATCGAACAGCCGGCCGCCAGTTTGGCCGCTTTGAAAGCACAGTTGCCGACCGAGCTGACCTGCCCAGTCATTCCTGGTTTTAGTTTCCCGCATCTTCCCGACCTAAAAGAATTTGGTGAGATTGCAGACAACGCTCTCCATGAAGTCGGCGACTTAGTTAATCGTGTTGCGAATCCGCCATCAGCGGCCGACATCCACAAAGAATTCAGCCGGCTGTTTAGCAGCAAGGATGAGAAGGCTAATAGTGCATTCAAGGCCGCAGCAGCAGTCCTCAAGGCGAAAGCTGAAGATGAGGCAATTCGTGCTAAGGACGCCTTTATTGCCACAGCAACTGCTGAGCTCCAAGCACTAGAGGCAGTCGTGTCTGGTGCAGTCTCCTTGGCGCTAGATATTGCCATGGTTCCGATCGATGTTTTGGGCGCAGCATTTAATGGCTTTAAGCAGGCCCTAGATTGCGCGAAGGGTGCCTTCGGCGAGTCCGAGCGAGAATCCCGAGACCGATCGCCGCTTCCGGATGAAGGCCTCGAAGACGGGGTCGGTGTCAGTGCGCCGAAAGTTATTGCCGACAAAACACAAGAGCCCGTAACGGTGCCGCGAAAGACTGTAGGCCAGAAGGACGAGTTTACAATAGGAGGTGCGGGCGTCACACGGGAGCAAAGAGAGACAGAGACCGCGAAGGAGCGCGCCGACTATCAAGCACAAAAAGATGAGGCTGCATCTCAGTTTGAGCGAGAAATGACCGCGAGAAAGGCCCAGGAAAAACGAGAAAAGGAGATCCGCGCGAATCGTGATGAAGAATTTGCCGCTGCCGCTGACGCGAAGGCAGCACGAACGCAGGAGCTCTATGAGCAGGGAGTACGATCGAAGTATCACGGACAGATTGCATACGATCAGGGCCCTGAGGGGAAGGGATATATTATTGAATCTGAAGATGTCGTAACTGTTGTTGATCCAATAACAAAAGTGGTACTAGAAATTATTACAGTGCAGGAAATGGTAGCGCGCGGGGTTAACTTGTCAGAGCGACCATCACCTGTGATTATGCGCGACACCGACGCCGAATATAATGTAAAGCAGGGTGAAAGCTTATGAGTCTTATGAGAAAATTAGTGTCACTCTTCTATTCACTGAAGTTGCCACACACTCGCCTTCCTGTTGAGTTTATGTCTGATACCGAAGAGCCTTTAGATTTTGTTGGAGATGAATTTCGGGATCCGAGCGTTTCGGGATTTAAGGATGATCGAAGGCGCAATATGTATGGCTATGTTCCTTATGCGCCGAGAAAAATTGTTCCCGACCTCAAGGGTGGTGGTATACCAGTACATGAAGAGTATCCGCAGTCTCAGGCGAAAAAGCTGTATCCTGCAATTGATGAAGCGAACACACCCAGACAGACTAGAGGCCAGAAGACAGATACCCTAACTGCGGCGCACGATAGCTTAACCGAATTTGATATCGCCGTTGCGTCTTTCGGTGATACTCCCTCGACTGGTATTGATTCGTGGACGGGCTCTCCGAATCCAACAACGAAAGAGCCAGACAATTCATTCAATGCTAGATACCCATACAATCATGTTCGCCTGACAGAGAGCGGCCATCTATTCGAAGCAGACGATACCCCAGGCTCTGAGCGAATTAAAGAAGCGCATCGAACAGGAACATTCTATGAGATCGCCCCTGACGGGAGCCGTGTGACTAAGATCGTCCGTGACGACTTTACCGTAGTTGTCGGTAGCGAGCGCGTCAACATTCAGGGCGGGGCAATCGTTACTATCGATGGAGATTGCAATTTCTATACCAAGGGCAATTTCACGCATCAGGTCGACGGCGACTATAACCTGCTAGTGAAGGGCACTAAGACCGAGCGAGTTGCTGGCGAAGTGGCACATGACTATCACTCAGACTACAGCTTGTTCGTCGGCCGACCAATCGATGCAGCAGTTGGCTCCGGCCGGGGCAACGAGGGTGGCACATTCAAGCTCGATATCATTAATGACTTCCAGACAACAACTGGTGGATCTGTCATCGAGATGTACGGCAGCCCAGATCAATATGACCTAGACGGTACCACTGTGTCACATATAACAGCAGTCTTTGGTGATCGTCAAAACAAGGTTGTTGGTGGATATCGATACGATGAGATTGCATCTAACTTCACACAAATTGTGGGTGGCTCGCGATCGTTTAATGTTGTGGGCAATCAGACTGAGAAGGTTGGTGGAAATCAAGTTGAAACTATTACAGGAAATCGAATTATCGATATTGTAGGAAATCAGGTTGAGACTATTGATGGAACCTTGACTATAAATATTGCTGGAGTAGATGAAACTATTACAGGAAATCGAATTACCGATATTGTAGGAAATCAGGTTGAGACTATTGGTGGAACCTTGGATATAGAGATTTCAGGAGTTGACGAGGTGACCCTGCTCTCGGTGAACGTTCACGCGACGGTCGGCGCAATACAGCTCACAGGATCAACAATCGATCTAAACTAAGGAGAGAAAATGCCAGCAATACACAGATTTGGCGACCTCAGAGGTCGCCATGGGGATTTTGGGGCGACCACAGCGTTTCAGAATTCTATCAATGTTAAAGCAAATGGGAAGGGTGTTGTTCGTGCCGGGGTGGATAATTACAATATCCATACCGATGGTAGTACGGCACATTATGGTACTGCAACACCAGGCTCGTCAACGGTCAGTGTGAATGGTAGCCCAGTTGCAATAACGGGAGATGGCGTTGATTCCGGTTGTGACTCAACTCTTCTTGCTGGTAGTCCAGATGTTTCCGCTGGGGCCTGAGTTGTCATATAAATAGATGAGACGTATACCAATAATAGACGTAATAGGTCAATAATAGAGCTAATTAGGACTCCTAATACGTCTATTATCGGTATATATGCCAATAACGGATGCAGTCGATAATAGATCTATTTAGGAGCACAAATGCCTTCATTGCCGGCACAGAATAATAAAATATACCGAGATTTAGATCTGAACTTTACCGTGCATCCCAATTCAAAGTCCCTTATTACCCTAACCGGTGATTTGGCCGTTGTGCGCGCCCTGAAAAATTTGATTCTCACTAATCATTATGAGCGCCCATTTCATCCAGAAATTGGTTCTAATCTCAGAGCAATGCTTTTCGATAACATTCTACCCTCAACTGCAATCAATATTCGAAATGTCATAAGCGAGGTGATTGAAAATTTCGAGCCTCGGATCCAGCTGAATGAGGTACGAGTCCAGGCCGTACCAGAAGATAACCTATATTCTGTATCACTGGAGTATTATGTGGACAACGAGCCCACAATCAGAACATTAAATTTCTTCCTAGAAAGAGTGCGATAAATGGCCCAGAATACAGACAAGCTAAACGTCACCGAGTTAGATTTCGATGAGATCAAGAATAGCCTCAAACGCTATTTGAATGGTCAGCGGGAATTTACTGATTACGATTTCGAAAGTTCGGGGCTATCTGTTGTATTGGATTTACTGGCGTACAACACCCACTACAATGCGTTCTATCTGAACATGCTGGCAAACGAGAGTTTCCTAGACAGTGCAG